TGTAGTAGAAGATGTTCAAATCGATCCCGAAGGCGGTTATCGCTGGAAGATCTATGGCGAGTTTTATAATCCTAGATTTGCTAAAAAAGATCAAGGTGTGGCGGAAGGCAGTGATAAGACATTCACAATTGTATATTATAGTAAAAAGACTGACAGAAATGTCACAAAGCAAATCAAAGCCAGTTCTAAATCTGAATTATGGGATAGATTACGAGCAAAAGGTATAGATGTGGTCAGTATCGAAGAACAAGGTGTGGCGGAAGGTTCTGTGTGGTCAAGCGCAGATCAAAAAATGAAACATCATTCAGAATTCCCACATACACATACTGCTGTCAAGGATATTCGTAGTAGCATGACTGATAAAATTATTGTGCCTAAAGGTGCTAGACTAAGTGCGTTAGGTAACGATAACTATTTGAATTTAGATACAGGTGTTCAACCATTCAAACTTGATCCTACAAGTTTGGTAAAGCAAGGTGTGGCGGAAGGTGAAGTGGTGCCATTTCGTAGGTCACAACAGGCAAAATTAACTTGGCAACAACTACCTAAAGATGTATTACAATTAGCAAATGATTGGTATTGGGCTAGTGAGGATGACTTTGGTCTAGATGCTGTTATGGACCCTGAAGGATACGGTAGCGGAACTAAAAACGATGTTAGATATTTTGGAGCACTCCTTCAACAAAGAGGCTGGTCAATTGATTTTAATGATGAACATGATAAACCAGGCGAATCAAATTTAATCTTAAAAAATAAACTGGGACAATCAGTATTATTGCCCATTAAAGATGCCCAGAATTTTAGTGGCTGGGCACAAGACACCGATGGTGATTTAAGAGAGCAAGATGTGGGGAAAGGGGCTGAAGAGGATAGCGAAAAAATAAAAGGATTTCATCAAAGCTTAGGTAATGCTATTCGTGGCCGTGTATCACAGATGCAAGCTAACATGGCTATATTAAAAGCTCAACATCCAGACACATGGCTGTGGGAGCCTGGAGATATAGTATACAGTACCAAAACTGGAAGAACATATAAAATAGTTGGACCTTGGATTGATAGCCATGGTACTGCAAAATATCTTTATCAGGGTAACGATGAGGAAAAAGGAACTTTTGTTGCCGACAAAGCGCATAAAACTCTTAAAAAACTATCTGAGGATCAAGGTGTGGCGGAAGGCTTTACAGACGATATAAACCTTGTCTATGCTATGCACCCACAACCAGAAGAAAGCGAACGAGTTGCTTTGGGAATTCTGGACATGGATGAAAATGAATTCATTGCTGCATGGCAAAAATTACCCGCTGAGTATCAAGAGGAATTTAATTTTGATTTACCACTATGGAATACAGACGAGTTAAAAAACTATAAGCATATAACATTAAAGGTAATGAAATTTGCAGATTATGTCAAATTGGTTGAGGACTATATACGCAGCCAGGAAATGTCTCAAAGTGCAGTGTCTGCCCTGAAAAAAGGTGTGGCAGAAGGCTGGTTTTTTTCAAGTCCTGAAGAAAAAGCAATTAAAAAACAAAGAAAAATAGAAAGATATAAAATTGAAATAGACCAAATAAAAATTAAATTAAACATAATTTTAAACGAACAGATTCCGGACTTAATTAATGACATTGAGCTCAATCAATTTCAGAGTGCTTCCAGAAAATGGTATGAGATTAGCAAAATTGTAGGTTTGTCTATTTTAGATTTAATCGCTGCTTATGATGAACTTATTCCCCGCAATGATTATTGGAAATATTTTACACAAGAACAAGAAAAAATAAAACCATTTTCTAACGCAATTTCATCAAAATTAGCACTATTCGGAGGGTTTTTCAATCAATTAAAATTTAATCAGCAAATGATTATTGATAAAGAATTTATTTTAAAAAATTTAAATCAATTTTATTCAGTAGTTGACGAAATTAATGATTTTTTAAAAAAAGATATAGAACATAAACAATCGTCGCCAATGGGCGGAGTAGAACCAACATTAGATTTAGATAAATTTCAAGAAGGCGTGGCTGAAGACCGATTAAATGAGTTTGTACCAGATGATACTAATGACGGAATATGGTATAACGACAATAAAATTGCCAAAATTGTAGGGCGATGGTGGTTGGCAGATGATCTTCTAAGCAATTCTTCTAACATCTATATGTATGGTGATGAAGCTAAAGAGTCGGCTACTCAAGAGGCAGAGGAGCAATTGCGGGAAAAAGGGTTCTATGTAAATGTTTTAGATGTAAGAGAAAATACAAAAAAAGAAAATTTAGATTGGTTGATATCTGGCCCACTTGTACGAGTACACATTGGGAAGCAAGGTATAACAGAAGCTACCAATAGACGAAAAGAAGCTACACTCAGAATACAAAAAATGTTAAACGATAAATTTAATGCTAATTTAGATGTTGACGGAATACTGGGACCACTTACTATTGCGTCTATAAACAAATTCATGCCAAATGCAAAAGTTAAATTAGCAGACGAGCCAAACAGAACTACTGCTGTACAAGGTAATAAAATGAAAAAAGAAAATGTAAATTTAGAAAGCAGATACGGCGATCAGTATAATGTTAATAAAACTACTAGTGTTTCATTAGCTAAAGAACTTAATGACATGGTTTTAGAATTAGGAGAATTAATTGCTGCTAGCCCAAAACACCCATCTATAAACCGGTTGAAAGATAAGATAGTAGCGTTAAATCAAGAGTTAAATGATTTAGGCTATGATTACGATCCTCAAGCTGAAAACTTTTTAACACCTATTACTTTAGATATGCGTAATTTACATGAAGGAATTTGTCCTAAATGCAAAGGTTCAATTGTTGCAGAAATTATGATTAATGAAAAGCAAGATAGCTGTTATTATAAAGTAAAAAGTCGTTATAAAGTATGGCCAAGTGCATATGCAAGCGGCGCTTTAGTACAATGCCGTAAAAAAGGCGCAAAAAATTGGGGCAAAAAGAACGAATCAAAAAATGTAAATGAAAATAAAATTTATTTTAGTATTCCTAAAAGTTTAGCAAATGAAACAGAATTAAGAGAGAGTTTTAATCTTAGACATGATGCTAAAGGTTGGTATTTGAAAGAAGGCCAAGAAAATTTTAAAAAATCATACAAAAATGCCTTAAAAGCCTTTCCTGTATATAAAGATACATCAGAAGGATTTGATATGAGTAAAGGAACTGGTAGTGCCCCAATTAAAGGTGACGACTTTGTACTAAGCCCTGTTGGATCTATTCCTAAAAATAAAAAATAAATACACTATGCTAAGGCGTTTAATTAATATTATGGAAGCAGTAGATAATGGGTGCCCTACCGCCACATATAATATTGATATAAACATGAAAAATCGACAAAAAGCCATTGATGATTATAACTATGGCCCCGCTAACCCTGATAAACCAGGGGAGTACTGGAAAAATGCAGCTAAACAATGGAAAATAACTGAATCAACAGCCCAAACTATGCGTTGCTCTAATTGTGCTGCATTTGATGTAAGTGATAGTATGCGTGAATGTATTAGTAAAGGCATACAAGGCGATGAAAAAAATATCGACGCAAACGCAAGCATAAATTTATCCGATCTTGGCTATTGCAACTTTTTACATTTTAAATGTGCAGGCCAGAGATCATGCACCGCTTGGGTAACTGGTGGCCCTATTACGGAAAAAGACAAAAACAAAAAGGCAGATTAATATGGATGATTTAATTAAAGCACTTAAAATTGCTTTTGCAACTGAATTTAGTTTTTATTTAAAAGCCCATTACTTTCATTGGAATGTAGAAGGGCCAGACTTTAGTCAATATCATAAACTTTTTGGTAAAATCTATGAAGAAGTCTATGCAAGTATAGACGACTTTGCTGAAAATATTAGAAAACTAAACTCATATACACCAGGTAGCTATACCAGACTAAGTATGCTAACACAAATAGATGATGAAATGCAGATCTTGGCTGCAGAAAATATGATACAAGAACTATTGGACGATAGCGAAAAAACAATTAAGATTTTCAAAATGGTATACGACAAAGCAGAAACTTATGGTGAACATGGGTTAAGTAACTTTTTAGCTGAAAGAATGGATGCTCATAAAAAACATTCATGGATGTTAAGATCAACTCTTAAATGAAAAGTAGAGATTTAAAAGAGGCAAGTCCAGATACTTTACCAGGCAGCTTTACAGATGATCTTATCTTAAGCAAAAAATGGCTTTGTAATTATCTTAAATTAATCCAAAATAAATTTAACCATAATACAGATATAATTACCATATTGGGAAGTTGGTATGGCAATTTAGGTTTATTTTTGGATGCGCATGACATTCAATTTAAACAACTTTTATTGGTAGATATAGATAAAAAAAATTTAGATGTGTCTAAAACAGTATTGGGAAATATCAATCATTATAAAGTACTACCCATACTAAGAGACGCAAATGAACATTCATATCAAAAGAACAAAAATCATATTATAATTAATACCAGTTGCAACGATATGGAAAATAATGGTTGGTTAGATAACATTCCGGCAGGATCTCTTGTTGCACTTCAAGGTAGAAATAATGTACAATTAGTACCTGTAGTTACTAATGATATATTTGAATTTGATGATGCTTTTCCGCTTACAAAAACTTTGATATTAAAACAAAAACCTTTACAAGATCCAAATTCAAATTATACAAGATTTATGAAAATCGGTTTTAAATAATTTTTTAACGGAGCTATTATGTCAAGTAGAATGTTCAGTGGAGAACAGAAGCTTAAACTTACTCAACTTATTAATGAGGGCGTAAGTGTTATGCAAGAAGTAGAAGACTTAAATGCAGGTTTGAGTGATACAATTAAAGCAATCGCAGAAGAACTTGAAATTAAACCTAGTGTATTAAAAAAAGCAGTGCGTATTGCACTTAAAAGCAAACTAGGGGAAACAAATAAAGAAAACGAAGAACTGAATTCTATTCTAGAAACAGTTGGGCGTACTCTTTAATGTATGTTGATGCTATTTTAGATAAACATAGTGACCGTATACATGTTGTTGAGCGTGTAAACGGTCAACGAATTTACCAGGAATATCCAGTAAATCTTGTTTTTTACTACGATGACCCTAAAGGTAAATTTAAAACTATTTACGGCACTAGCGTAAGTAGGTTCACAACTAAAAATCATAGAGAATTTCATAAAGAACTGAAAATACAAAGCAATAAACGGCTATGGGAAAGTGATATTAAACCTGTATTCCGTTGCTTAGAAGAACATTATCTAGGTCAAGAAGCACCAAAACTACAAACTGCTTTTTTTGATATTGAGGTTGACTTTGATCCTGTAAAAGGGTTTAGTAAACCTGATGATCCATTTAACATGGTTACTGCAATTAGTATCTACCTTGATTGGTTAGATAAACTAGTTACACTGGTTATTCCCCCTAAAGGTATGAGTCTAGAAACTGCAAATGAAATTGCAGCTAAACACTCTGATTGCTTTATCTTCGAAGATGAAGCAACCTTGTTAGATACTTTTCTCAACATTATAGATGATGCAGATATTCTTAGTGGCTGGAATAGTGAAGGCTTTGATATTCCCTATTTGGTAAAAAGAATAACTCGTGTGCTTAGTGCAGACGATACTAGAAGATTCTGTCTTTGGGGGCAACATCCTAAAGGAAGAATATTTGAAAGATACGGCACAGAACAAACCACATTTGATTTGGTAGGTCGTGTACATATTGACTATATGCAGTTATATAGAAAATATACATATGAAGAACGGCATAGTTATAGTTTGGATGCAATCGGGGAATATGAACTTTCGGAAAGGAAAACACCATATGAAGGAACATTAGATCAACTTTATAACAAAGACTTCGACACATTTATTGAATACAATCGTCAGGATACAAGACTATTAGCAAAACTTGATACAAAATTGAGATTTATTGACCTTGCTAATACTATTGCACATGACAACACAGTACTGTTACCTACCACAATGGGCGCAGTCGCAACTACAGAACAGGCTATTATAAATGAAGCACACAGTCAAGGATTGGTCGTTCCTAATCGGAAAAGTAGGGAAGAAGACGGAGGAGAAACCCAAGCGGCAGGTGCCTATGTTGCTTATCCCAAAACAGGAATGCATGAAAGCATCGGTGCAATCGACATCAACAGTCTATATCCATCCACAATCAGAGCACTAAACATGGGGCCTGAAACTATTGTGGGTCAATTAAGACCCATAATGACAGACCATTATATTAAAACAAAAATGGAATCAGGCTCAAGCTTTGCAGAAGCTTGGGAAGGCTTATTTGGTAGTCTAGAATACACTGCAGTAATGAACGGAGATCAGGGCACAGAAATTACTATAGATTGGGAAGATGGAAATAGTGATGTACTTTCTGCTGCAGATGTTTGGCGATTAATTTTTCAAAGCGATAAACCCTGGGCCCTTA